TTTGTTATTAATGATACTTCATGCATATTGTTGAATCCACCGTCAAAAACAGCAAGCATTCCAACTTCTGGCTTTATTTCTATGTTTTGATCTGGAAACTTTAACAAACCTCCTTCAAAATTATCATTAAGATATAAAAATCCTGCATATCTGCTTCTAGTAAATGCTCCTGAATTTCCCTCTGCATCTGTGTTGTCAGAATGTATTCTTGCGTATGCTCCTGGTTCCCATTTTTGTGTATGGTATCCAATCTTAGAAATAATCTTAGGATCTAAATCATGAACTGATGCAATTGCTTCTGGCATCATGTTTTCAATATCAGAGAATATGGTTGGAGTTAATCCAGCGTCAATAATTTCTTGGTCATTGTCTTGTGGAAGAACAGAAGAGTAGGACTCATAAAAAGAAATTGGCATCCATGAAATTTTTCCAGAATCTGCCTGAGCGTCAAGAACCTTTATCATTTTTTGACACTCTTCTTCTGTTACAAAATTTCTATATATAACTATATCTTTTGTAACTCTTTCTTTATTTTGTAGGTTCATGGTTTTCTGTCTCCAGTGTGTTTTGTTATTTCCCAAAAAAATGGACATGTGTATCTAATGCCACTTTTTATTTCAGTAACTCCATGAATATAATTTTTATCTCCTGGGAAAAAATAAGCAGCACCCTTTTTAGGTTTAAACTTTACATCTTGTAAAGGAAAATATAATTCTCCTCCTTCATAGTCATCGTTTAAATAAAATAAACTTGATAGGTCATAATTTGGAAAATCGTTGGGTAGGCCTGCATCTGGACCTTCGTGTAATTCTTTATCTGCATGTGGGTTTTGACGTTGACCTGGAAGCCATCTAACAATAGTAGCGTTAGTTGGAATTACTTCTACTTTATAAAAATCCTCAACAACTACTTTAAGTCTTTCAAACATTTTAGTAATTACTGGAGCAATAGATGGATCATTTTTATGCAATGTTGGTTGTGTTGCTACTCTATCTTTCCAATATTCTGAATCATACACAACTGTTCCATTTTCATTTACATGGCTTTCTGTTACATCCCAGATAGTAAGTGATTTAGCGGCTTTTTCTAAAAACACTATCTCTTCTTCAGTCATAAAGTTTTCTAATTCAACAATCATTTCTTTGCCACTGCCAAACCACCCTGATGGGGTTAACGATGGCTTTCTAACTACTACAGAGGCTTTATCTTTATCCATATTAAGATTATATCATAGGGTTTTAGCCTACAAACTCCTATCTATTTCTAGTTGTTTTAAAAATCGGTCTACGTCAAATCTCCAATTATCTTTTCCAAAAGAAGTAACAATTTTAATACATAAATCTTCATAGTCTTTTTTTTCTAATTTATCTTTTACTTTGTACAAGGCTTCAACGGTATCTATATAGTTTTGTCTTACAAAAGATGGGTCACCAGCCTGATTTCTTTTTAAAACCTTTGTGTTAATTTTTCCAGATGGCTCATACAAAGAAACGGTAAGATACTGTTTTGCAAATCCTGCATCTTGATACATTTCATAACCCTCAAGTGCCTCTTTAATATTGTCAAAAGAAATAATTGATCTTACGGGAAACTCTCCATCTCTTGATACTGTAATTATGTAATGTTGTATTGTTTTTTCAGCAGTGCCTTTAATGTAATTATTAAGCATATCTTCATGACTTATTTTTAAATTATCCATTATTGTTTTTTTCTGTTGTCTTCAACTTTAAGTTTTAAAACTTTAACTTCATGAGATCCTAAACTTTCTCCTTTTTCGTTTACGGCATCTCTATACCAATCTGTCCATTCACCAACAGTGTTCAGCGCTTGCGCTGCTTTTCCATAAAGTCGATGTGCAGTTTGTCTTTTCTTGTCTGGATCAGAATAATCAAACATTTTAATTGATGTATCATTCATAGCGGTAAGCGATATTGGAATAATAGTTGCAATAGGCGTATTGGCTTTTATCAAAATTGGCTTGTTTGCAGTTTTTGCCTTTATTGCTAACGGCAAATCAGTATCAACCCAAGATGTACTAAATAATGAAGACATAGTTTCAAAATCATTATTAAAATAGTTAACTGGATTTATTGTAAACATGCTAACATCTTTATCAGTTTTAAAAGTTAGCCCAGTCACTATACTTACTGTTGCTTGACCTCTTCCAGTATTTAAAAAATGTTTGCCATTTAAAACATTAATGCTGTCAGATTGGGTATTAATTTCTCCATTCCAGATAAATTCAATGTCTTCTTTACAAGATAAACTCCATCCAATTACGTTTGCCTGTGTAACTGGAAAACATCTATAAGCATGATTATTTGGTGTTTGATCCATCCAATCTCTTTTTACAGACATTGGAGATAGTTCTATTACAGATCCTAAAGTTTTTTCAACTGATATGTTTAGCATTATTCATTATCCCATTTAGAGTCATACATGTCTGGTGTATGATATCTTTTACTATAATCAAGCATAGTTACAATTGAATACTTAGTTCCAGAAGTTACTGGCATTGCTTGATGAGGATACATAAAGTTTGAAGGGAATATAAATAGATCACCTGCTTCTGGCTTTACTTTTAACCCTTGTAATCGGAAGAATAACTCTCCACCTTCGTAATCATCATTGACATATGCAACAAGAGATACGGTACAGTTGTATGAATGTCCGTGATCATGATGCTCCATAAAGTGCTGGCCTGGACCATACTTAATAAAATTAAATGCTTCCCAATATTTTAATGGCATAATATTGTGTTCTTTTCTGTAATCTTCAACTGCTGCAAATTGTGAATCATATACATCTTGCCACATTGATTGAAGGTTTAAAGACTCCTGACTTTTAAAGTTTTTTAAATCATCCTTTTTAAATTTAAAATCTACACAATCTCTATATTCTGGCATTAACTGTTTAAACCCTACATATGCTGGAAGCCACTTAAAGTGTTTGTTTACTTGATCAACTGGGGCAAGATTAGACTCAAGTTTATCAATAATGTTAAATTCTTTTTTAATTACACCTTTATAAACAAATATACCGTTTCCAAGATTTTGTTTTTCTGTCCAAGTTTGCATTTTTTCCCCTATTTGTATTCTCGTCGTGACCAGACCTTGTTTTTATATATTCCGCCATCTGGCTGGCGGTAAAACTTTGCGTTATCTACCATTTTAGCATATATAGAGGATTGATCTGAAATCTCTATACTGTGATCCCAATTTTCTCTTTTAAAAGGAAGAACTTGCAGGTATGGTGTTCCTGCTGGGATAATTCCTTCCCAACCATCAACAACAAAAAATGGAAAACTTCCTAGAAGATGAACTTTGTCAGAATCAACAACCCCAGTTGTATTTAAAAATGGAAGGTCAAACCTATTCATTGGAGTCATAAATAATGCGCTATATCCTTCTGGAAGTTCTAGACCCCATGGAGAACTCCATGCAAAATGATGTTGGTAGTATCCCTTTGGATGTTCAAATTGTGGCATTGGTGGTCTTTGAGTACAAAAATCTTTATATTTTGGATCATCAATCGTAACATTAATTATACCCTGAGAATTTTTAGCAAATTTTAAATCACAAGGAGTTTTAAGAACGTACCCTGTTGCAAATGCATCCATGATTGCTGGACAGGCTTTCCATGTTGGAATCTTTCCATAATCGTCGGTTGTTCCTTCTTTAGGAAATGGACAAACCTCTTTTGGTGCTTTATAATATTCTCCGTTTGGCATTTTTGCAAATCTATCTGCATCTTTATACCAATCTGGAACTTCTTTTTGCGTAGGAGCAGGAACAGAAACATCTTCTTTGTTTAACCATGGTCTAAATGATCTAAATATTATTGACTTATACTCTAAACTCAAGACTAGTGTCCTATTGTATTTATATCAGTCATAACAACTACAGAATATTTTGTTCCAGACTCCATTGGTAAAGAAGCATGCTCATATATATAGTTTGATGGAAAGACTGCTATATCTCCAACTCTTGGTCTATAAACTAAATTGTCAAGTCTTGGAAATTTTAAATCTCCCCCAACATAATCATCATTAATGTAGATAACTGCAGACACAGTGCAGTTATAACCTGGACCATGATCTGCGTGTATATTAAAGTGTGTTCCTGCTCCTTCATATTTTACAAAATTAAAAGCCTCATAATAACGAATATGAATTCCCCAGTATGTAGCATAATCCTCTATGCATATTTTTAATTTTTGATATATTTCTTCATGTAAATCTATTAATTCTGAATTTGTTTCATTTCTTGGCCCAAGATTTTCTTGTTTGTATTTAAAATCTACACAATCTCTTGCTTTTTTTATTGGGTTTGGTGAATTTGTTACCTGTGCTTCTGACCACTTGTATTTTCCATTGTTTGATAGATTAGACTCAAGAATATTGATATATCTTTTAGAGTCTTCAAGAGAAAAGGTGTTTCGATAAAGATTAAGACCTAAACCTAAATTTTCAACTACAATGTTGTTATTAATTTCTCTTACAGGAAATCTATTTGATGTCGTTTCTGATCTATCTTTTGTGAACCAAGGATTTAAATTTTCATCATCATGTTCTTGCATATTTTCCCCTTTTCAATTTAAACTTTATTAATTATAGCATATAAAAAATACCCCCTAGAATTATCTAAAGAGGGTATTTTTTATAAAATATTACTTATTGTGTACTAGGTATCCGCCTGCGATGAACCAGTCTTGTGGTTCACAACTTACTGCATATACTGTAGAGATTTCTTCAACTACATGTTTTGTTAATACTGGAATTTCTGATATGGTTCCATTATCGTCAATACTAATCAAATAATCACCTACATGTATAGTTCCTGATTCCATAACCTTGTATTCTCCTGTGCTTGTTTTAACAAACATTTCTTGTTCTAGAGAGAATTTAACACTTGCATTATTGTTAAAGTACATGTGTGCAGGATAAGATTTAGCAGTAATTGATAGCACTGTGGTTTCAACTATTCCTGAAGTAGAGGTTAGTGTTGGTGAAGTAAAGTCTTGTGACTCAACTTCAAGAGTAAATTCATTATCATTTGCTACTTCTGCAAGGTTTATTGTATAAAGAGTATCTCCTGCGGAAATATTTTTTACTGCAACCAAACCAGCAGGTGTTTTAATTAATGTATCTTCGTGAATACAAGCACCAAACCTTGGGAAGTTAGGGAAGAACGGTGGGAAGAACGGTCCAAAGGATGGAAAGAATGGGAAGAATGGGAAGAACGGTGGGAAGAACGGGAAGAAAGGTGGGAAGAACGGGAAGAAAGGTGGGAAGAATGGGAAGAACGGGAAGAACGGCGGGAAGAATGGGAAGAATGGTGGGAAAAATGGAAAGAATGGAGGGAAAAATGGTGGGAAAAATGGTGGGAAGAATGGAAAGAACGGAGGAGTAGTTACGCTACCTGAAGCACTTGAAACTGTAGAGTTTCCATTTGCATTGGTTGCATAAACTGTATAAGTTTGTGATGTGTTTTCTTCTTGACTAACGTTAACACTTGTTGTTCCTGAACCAACAGTATTGCCTTTGCCATCCGATGATGCCCAAGTATATCCAGTAATTGCAGATCCACCATCTGCAGGGGCTGTCCAAGAAATAGAATCAGTTTGTGCTGATGTAGTTGCACTTGGAGCAGCAGGTTGTCCTGGTACTGTTGTTGCTGTAATAGAGTTAGATGCTTCTGAGGCAAGAGAAGATCCAGATGCGTTAACACCTTGAACGGTAAATGTATATGATGTTCCAGATTGTAGTCCTTCAACTACTATTGGAGAAGATGCTCCCGATGCTGTGTAAGATCCTGGAGAAGAGGTAACAAGAAATGATGTTGCTAATGCTCCACCCTCACCTGCAGTAAATGTTACAGATGCAGCACCATTATTAAAGGCACGGGAGGTTCCTACGTTTGTTGCTGTGCCAATTGTAGGTATGCCAGGAGCACCCTTGGCTGAAGAAGCAACCGTACCTAAAATCTCCATTTACGAAGACCTCCCTTTAACTAATTAACTAATATCTCCTACAACGTACCAAATATCTGAACCTTCATGAACTGCTGTTGCTGAAGAATATTGAACACGAAGTTTTGGTGCTGAGGCAGTTGTTCCAGTACTTCTAATTGTAACTCCTGCGCCTTGAGCAAATGTAACTTGGCCTGCACCCTTTTGAACAATATTCAATTGCGCTCCAATTGGATAAGCATGTGAACTTATTGGCGGAATAGTAACTGTAATTGGGTCGGCATTACTTGCAGTTACAAATTTACCATCATCGGCTAAAACAAATGTATAGGTTGTTCCAGTTTGTGCATTAATTCCTAAATTAATTTTAGCAGATGTTAAGGTTTTGTTTGTAAGGGTTTGTGCTGTTGAAAGATCTGCTGTAATGCTAGTATTAATAGTAAATGAGTTATCAGTTAGTGTTAATCCGTTACCTGCAACAAATATGCCAGCGCCTGAAAATTGGCTAAACTCAATTGCATCTGTGCCTATTGTTCCAACAGTGTTTATTTGTACGAAGCCCTTGTTATCGTTTGCTGTTCCTCCAGTTATGAATACAAAGTCGCCTCCATCAATTTCAGTAGGAGAGTCAAAATCTGCTGCTCTAGATGGTGCTCCTGATGCTGCTACTACATAAATACCGTTTTGAGATGCAGTTGATTGATTTTTAACAAGAATTCTATCACCAGTTGCAAGTGTTACTCCATCAAGAACATCTCCATTTTCAACATCTGTAGCAAGAGTAATGTTTGCAGTTGTTGCAGCCACTACAGAAGCATGGATATATAAGCCTTGTTGAACAGCATCTACATAAGCCTTTGTTGCCGCATCTGCATCTGCAGTTGGAGTTCCAAGGCCAGTAATTTTATTTGTTCCCATTGCAATTGCGCCAGACATGGTGCCACCAGCAAGGGCTAATTTAGCATCTAACTGTGTTTGGATTGCTGAAGTTACACCGTCTACATAGTTTAATTCTGTTACTGAAAGTGTTGCTCCATCAAGAATATTAAGTTCTGCTGCACTAGAAGTAACGCCATCAAGAATGTTAAGTTCTGCTGTAGATGATGTAATTCCATCAAGAACATTTAATTCTGTAGCAGTTGCAGACATAACAACATCTTCGTTAATTTTTGGAGATGTTAATGTTTTATTTGTAAGTGTTTCTGTTCCAGCAAGTGAGGCTACATCGGCATCACTGATTGCAGTATTTAATTGTGAAAGAGTTGAAGTAACTGTATTTGAGCCAAGTGAAATTGATTTATTTGAAAGTGTTTGTGTTCCAGTTTCAGTTACATAACCAGTAAAGTCTGCAGTAAGTGCTACGGTTCCTGATACGTCTTGGAATGTAACAGTTCTGTCAGCAGTTGGATTTCCTGCAGAAATTGTTAATTCATAATCATCTGCTGTTGCACCTTCCATAACAAATGAGCCATCTGAAAGTGTTAATCCAGAAACTACTGGAGAGGTTAAGGTTTTGTTTGTTAATGTTTCGGTACCTGCTAAAGTTGCAAAATCTGCATCTGACATTGCTGAGTTAAACTCTGCTTTTGTTCCTGTAATTGTGTTTGTGGCTAATGAGATAGATTTGTTTGTAAATGTATCTGTTGTGTCTCTAAGAGGAATAACTCCTGATGCATTTTGAAGAGTAATTGTTTGATCTGCTGTAGGGTCTGTAATTTGAATAGTAGTTTCATATGAGTCTGCTGTTGCACCTTCAAAAACAAGGGAGTTCTTAAGTAGAATTGTAGATGAATCAATAGTTGTGGTAGTTCCTAAAACTGTTAAATTTCCTGTAAGTGAAAGGTCTGTTCCAGTTATTCCTCCAGTAAATGTTGCACCAGATAGTGCTGCTACGTTTGCTGCTAAAGCAACTGTTCCTGAAGCATCTGGAAATGTGATTGTTCTATCTGCTGTAGGGTCTGTGATTTGAAGAACTGTTTCAAAGTCATTTGCCGTTGAACCTTCAAAAGTAATGCTTGAACCAAAAGCAGGGTTTGCTGTAGAATTAATATCAGCAAAATAGTCTAGGTCAGCCCAGTGGTTTGTTCCATCACCAATTTTAAATTTATTTGTATCTGATTCCCACCCAATTTCTCCAGCATTTAATATTGGATTTGCTGCTGTCCATTGCGCTGCTGTTCCTTTGCGCTGTTGCATTCTGGTGGCCATTTGTTACTCCTTTGGTGTATGGTATATATTATAACAGATTATTAATTAAAATTATCTGTTGCTAGTCCGCCATCAAATACTGCTTCAAAATCTGTGCTACTTGTGTTATAAGCCCCACCACTAATAAGAACTCCTGGTTCATTATAAGCCCCACCACTAATAAATGTAGTAACAATTAAACCATTTCCATCAATTGACGTATCGTGGATGTGGTCTTGTAGTTCTGTTGCATCTTCTAATGTTGCAATTGCAAGCCATTCACCACTGTAGTAAACATGTACACGTTCTGTTAATGTATCAAACCATAAATTTCCATTTGCTGGAGTTGCTGGTTTTGTTGTTCCAATTGTTGGGGTTCCAATTGCTGTATCTACATATAGTTTTGTTGCTGCATGTGAATTTTCAGTAGGAGTGGCAACTGTGACTGTTGATCCAAAAGTTCCGCCAAGGGCTACGTTTATCCCGTGCTTTACTTTAAAGTCTTTGTTTACTGTTGCCACTTCCGACCTCTATTTCTTTTTATGCTTCGATATAAGTTTTGCTTACTTTAACATCAGTATCTGCTGATGCACCAGTTACTTGAAGAAGAACGTTTCCACCGCTGTAAACAGCGTTAGTTGTTCCTAGTTCGGCATTGCTAATTACATCTGCATACTCTGTTAAGTAAACGTTATTTGATCCATCAACTGTAACAAGTAATTCAATTACTTCAATATCATTACCTTTTTTCATTTGTACGATATATTTAGCACTTGAGTATGTAGTTGCTGACCATGTATCAATTGTTGTTGCTGAAGTTGAAGCGGTAGCAAGAGCAGAACCAAGAAGAACATCTGGAAGAGCAATACTTGTCGCTGCTGCTGCACCAAGAGTTGGTGTA